GATCACTGTTCGAGACGTCATCTGCATACGCCCCAACTATGACACGGTTCCCATCCCCAGATATGGAGACACTTTCACCAAAGTAGTCACTGGCGCCAGGGTTAGGGTGGCGGAGCTCGTCTTCCCATGTCCATGAGCCATTCGCATCTCTGACAAAGATATGGGCTGACCCCAAGTTGTCATTGCTAGCATTAAGATCATCGTACCGCGCCCCAACTATGACACGGTTCCCATCATTGGAAATGGAGACGCTATAACCGAATTCGTCACTGCTACTTGGGTTAGGGTGGGAGATTTGAGCTTCGTGTGTCCAGAAGTCCTCGTTCGCCAGTCTGGTAAAGATATGGGCTGATCCGCAATCATTTTGGGCAGTTGGGTCCCCATCCTCTAGATACGCCCCAACGATGGCACGGGTTCCATACAAGGAAATGGAGACGCTATAACCGAAGTGGTCACTGCTGTCAGGGTCCCAATGGTGGAGCTCATCCTGATGATAGAACCCCGCTGTAAAACCAGTCTGTGCGGGAGTATTCGTTGGTGAAATAGTATCGATCCTGGGTGATGTAGTTATTACATTCCACCCACCCACCGTATACACTTCCATGTACCCGATCGTTGAGTTATACCGCAACGTACCTATAAGTGCATTCACTGGTCTCTCTGCTGTAGTACCACCACTTATGGTTATACCATCTGTCCCGGTCACCTCAAGGTCTTTAGATTCAATGCGACCTGAAACCATCAATTCAGCCGTCGATGAGATACTCATAGTACTACCCATACCATTATATACGCTACAATAATAGTAAATGGGTGAAGTTGTACCCGGTGGAACGACAAATGTCATCTTTGCACCTGCAGTACCGGCTGTTCCTGAGGGTGTTATACCAGCACTATATGGGGACCCACCACCATCTGTAGACACGGTTGAAAATGAGAAAGGGTGTGCTTCATTTGCAAGACTACTATGAGATAGGTCGAAAATATAGGTCTGATTTTCATGTAATATGAGAGGTTTGCGTAAAACCTCGTCAATGTAATATGCCCCAACGACTGCTCTCACCACAAATGTCTTAGTAGTTCCGATAGTCATTACATTACTTACCGATGTAGCTCCCTGTATTCGTGTGACACCATCTATTACCGTGTCCCCGCTAACAGTCAAGTTCGAAGCGAGAATGGTGTCCCCGCTAACAGTCAAGTTCGAAGAGGTGTATACGTTCCCAACGACGTGGAGAAACGCATCAGGTGCGTTCGTACCAATCCCTACTTTAGAACTTACCGTATCCACAAAAAGTTTTGAATCACCTATTTGAACGTTCCCCGTCACAAATAAGGAAGTGTCGGGCGTCGCAGTGGGAATATTTGTATACTTAACTATGAAACCATCATTCGATGTCCCATTTATCGTTTTAGGTAAAATGACATTATTACCTAAATCGACCGTAGATGTAGAAATGTAATCCCCACTCACGTAGACACTTCCATTCAAATCAATCGCTATACCTCGTGGAATATCATTCGACGTCCCATGTATCGTTTTATACCATTGTGTGGTTCCATTTGTATTATATTTAATAATAAACCCATCGGTACTAGTAGTAATTGGTAAAATGACACTATTACCTAGATCAATAGTAGACGTAGAATTATAATTACCGGTCACATAGACATTTCCACCCGAATCGGTCGCTATCCCCTTTCCTTCATCCACCCCTGATCCCTTTATCGTTTGTTTCCATTGAGTGGTTCCAGTTGTATTGTATTTAACAATAAATCCGTCAGTACCAGTAGTAAGTGGTAAAATGACATTATTACCTAAATCAATATCAGAAATGGAATTGTAATCTCCGGTAACGTATACATTTCCACCCGAATCGACCGCTACTCCCTTTCCAGAAGTATCCGAATACCCGTTTATTGTGTTAGCCCACTCAGCGGTTCCAATTGTATTGTATTTAATTATGAAAGTATCGGAATTATTAGTACTTGGTAAACTGACATTATTACCAAATTCGATAATATCCACCGAATTATAATTTCCGGTCATATATACATTTCCACTTGAGTCAACATCTACCCCCAGTCCTTTATCAATCCCTGCACCCTTTATCGTTTGTTTCCATTGAGCAGTTCCATTTGTATTGTATTTAACAATAAATCCATCAGTACTAGCAGTAATCGGTAAAATCACATTATTACCTAAATTAATTGTATTCGTAGAAATATAATTCCCACTCACGTACACATTTCCACCTGAATCGACCGCTATCCCATTTCCTCCATCAGTCCCTGTTCCCTTTATCACTTTATTCCATTGAGCGGTTCCAGTTGTATTGTATTTAATAATAAATTCGTCAGTACCAGTAGTAATTTGTAAAATGACATTATTACCTAAATCAATAGTAGACGTCGAATTATAATTGCCGGTCACGTATACATTTCCAACCGAATCGACCGCTATCCCCTTTCCAGAAGTATCAGAAGACCCATTTATTATATTTGCCCATTGAGCAGTTCCAGCTTGATTGTATTTAATTATAAATGTATCGGAATTATTATTACTTGGTAAACTGACACTATTACCTAAATCAATGTCAGAAATGGAATTATAATCACCGGTCACGTATACATTTCCAATCGAATCGATCGCTATATCATATATATATTCAAGACCTGTGCCCTGTATCGTTTTAACCCACGCGGAAATTGGAATTGCATACTGTGACGGTTCTCCGATTTGAAGGGTCGCATCAGGTGTATCCGTCCCCACCCCAACTTTACCAGCCGTATAAGAAAGGTCGTTTACTATCTTTTTCCAAGCAAATGGGTCAAATGATATTCCATTTTTTTTGAAATTTCCTGATAAATTAATGTTCACTGTATCTAGATCATCTGTGAAAATTCTACCAGTTTTGATATTCCTACCTGTCATATTTGATATTAACATATATTATTTACACGTCTATCGTAACATATCAACTATATTTCATTCCTCAAACGCTTCATCGCCATAGAGATCATCCAAAGTTTCAAGCATTTCCTGTACATCCCTGAGAGTTGATTTTGTCGAACGCAAATTCCACTTAGCCAATACCTCCATTTTTTTGGATGCAATTTTATATTTAGCAATCTGTTCCCGTAAATCATTCATAGTTTCATTTTCAATTTCGGGTGTTGAGGATTTTGGTTCCATAGCGAACCTGTGGCGTCGAATGGAAGCACCTGTAGAGTGTTGGCGCCAATGGCGATCTTTATTTTTTTTTCTGTTTCTTTTCAGCCGTGTTATAAATATATGTCGGTGTGCGAGCAATGACAATCATGTATTTATAATATGGGTGTTGAATTTTTATTTATTTCATTAATTAAGCGGTTGTGACAACCTTCTTCTTGGGTGCAGCCTTCTTAGCTGGCGCGGGGTCAACATTCTTAGCTGGCGCGGGGTCAACATTTTTAGCTGGCGCTGAGGTGCCAGTAGGTCCTGGAGGTCCTGGAGGTCCTGGAGGTCCTGGAGGTCCCTGAAGTCCTTGAAGTCCTTGAAGTCCTTTAGATCCACCACCACCACCACCACCGTTATCAACGATTTTTAGGAGTAGTTCGAATAGACGAGTCTTATCGATACGAACACGGGACATTTCTTCTTCGATTTCTGTGCGAAGTGAAGACATTTTACTATATATAAAAGGAAGATTATCTTTAAACATATGATTATCATCGGTCCTCACCTGAAAACCGGTATAGGACAACACGCTCTGAAATATGTTAGACTATTTCTACCAAATGGTGCTTACTACGAATTGGGGCAAAAATTACCAGAAGTTGATACTGCCCTGATTTTTGTAATCCCCACACCTGATCAAATTGAATACATCAAGTATGCGAAAACGATGGTAAATAATCTAGCCTGTATGACCGTATGTGAAACAGAAACAGTTCACGAGGATTACGGTCTCATCATGCAAGAATTCAAAAAGGTTGCTGTACCAAGTGAATTTTGTAAAAGGGTTTTATCTCGTCAATTTCCTGATAACGAATTCTATATAATTCATGCACACATTCCTCAACCAAAGGAAAAACCATATACATTTTACCATATCGGGAACATCATGGACCCTAGAAAGAAGTTTCGTGACATACTGAGGGCATTTGCTCGTCTAAATGAACCCAATACACGACTCGTTGTCAAAGCCACAAGTAATCAAGATATACAAATTAAATTCCCAAATGTAGAAATTATAAATGGTCTTATTTCAGATGAAGAAATGGATACTTTGCATAATAGATCAGATTGTTACGTGAATTTTTCACACTCTGAAGGTGTTGGCATGGGTGCGGTAGAAGCTGCTATGCGAGATAAACCTGTGATTATTACGAATTATGGTGGTGCACCTGAATATATCAAAACACCGTACACAATTGACTGTGGACTTCAAGAGTTGGAGAAGGATGATTTCCTCTTCAAAAAGGGTATGATTTGGGGTGAGCCAAACTTTGACCAACTCTTGGAGTTCATGAGACATGCGTATGATAATAGAGTTCGTCATATGGATCACGAACACACTAAAAATCTAGTCGGAAAAAAGAATGTTTTAGAAGAATTTATCTTGAATGTGATTGGTGGCTAAAACAATGATACCGATGAGAATCGTACCACTCATAATTGAATCCTTTTGTGCGATGAGAGTCATGACAATATCATCTATGAAACCTATACCACTTGGCTTAGTTACAACACGAGGAATGATACTAGCAATGATGATATAAAGGGACATTGCAATTATAACGGGTCTGAGACTTTCTTGATCTAACATAGTTTTTGTATTAATCTCCTATTTTAATTTTACTACCTATCTTCACTTTATCAATACGATGCTTTTTACAAAAATCACCACACACGGCTTTGAATGAACACCTTTTACCGATCATTGTCGTCGCTTGACATATACTCACATGTGCACGGGATTCTTTGACATCCGCAGGTGTTTTGTCCAGAACAATAATCTGTCTACTTTGTTTTTTTCTATCAAACTTTTGATAGGACATCTTCATTTTCCATGTCGCATCTGCCAGATTAAAACATTTGTCGTCCGCCTCATCAACGCGACACATTTTCATCGCGTCCATGAGACAGTTATTCCATAATTCATCTCGAATCACTTCCATTTTTTATCTTTCTTGATTTTTTAGATATGTGCTAACAACTTAGGTGTTTAAACTTCACCCCCAATTTCAGCTAAATACACGTCAACTTGCCCTGTAAAACCAGAAAATTGTTCAGCTGTCCGTTTAGTCACCATATCTTGTACATTCTTTATATGCTCAGCGAATTTATTTACATCTATTCCAGTTGAATTATGAATTTGTGCATCGGAACCGATGTCCTTCGCCGCGTTTAGATATGCGTTTGCATAATTTGCGTGAAGTATAGATATGGCAGGTGACTTATCCTGTTGTGAAGCAGTCGCGTAACGTGCAGACTGTTGAATGAGTTTCTGTAGAGATTTTGCCATTCCCCTCGATCTATTCTGCATCACCAGAATAAGTACAAAAATGACGATGATGAAATACGTATACATATCTTCTTACACTACTTTGAGAAAAAAGAATTCATTTTTTTTACCCCTAAGTAGTGTAAGAAAATGAAGGAATATAAATATGACATCTTTGATCATACATAGTCTACCTATGCTAGCCGAATATAAACGATTGAAATATATTATCCATGATCTCGAAGAACATATTCAAATTCTCACACGAAATAATGGAAAACTTCTCGAACAATTTGAATTGAAAATATTCACAGTCGTATGGGTATTATTCATTCTAATGGCTTCACTGTATTGGGTTTTTCCTCAATCATTGGGTGTATTTGTTTTATTAATTTATCACATTTGGGAATTATATAATAAATGTAGAGTAGATACCTAAGTTAGAGATTTGGATTGTAATAAAACCAAGCAATTATGGAAAGTGTTCAAAAACTCACTCATATCGAACATGTTCTCAAGAGACCTGACTCTTATGTAGGACCCGTTGAGTTGGGTACAGAACCCTACTGGATCCTCAGTGGTCAAAAGTTCTCCAAGAAGAACCTCAAGTACTCCCCAGCTCTCCTCAAGATCTTTGACGAAATTCTAGTCAATGCCATCGACCGCAACTCTCTCCACCCCAAACATGTCAGCTCCATCTCCGTCGCCATAGATAAGGATTCAGGATCTGTTACCATCGAGAACAATGGTCCTCTGGGAGGTATCAGTGTTCGTATGCACGAGAAGGAGGGTCTATGGAACCCTGAACTCGTCTTTGGACACCTCCTCACGAGTACCAATTATGATGATACCCAAAAGCGTATCGTCGGTGGTCGTAACGGATACGGTGCCAAATTGGCCAACATCTACTCCACTGATTTCTCTGTGGTCATCAAGGACCATGAGACGAACCAAACCTATACCCAATCATGGTCGAAGAATATGACTGTCTGTGACCCACCAAAAATAAAAAAATATTCGGGTGCCATGTCATCTGTCGCTATCACTTTTATCCCCGAATGGAAACGTTTTGGGATGTCAAAGATGGACAATACCATCTATAGCATCTTCCAAAAGAGGGTCTGGGATGCGAACATCTGTACCACTCAAAACTGTAAAGTGAAATTCAATAATGAAGTTCTCACCAAACAGAACTTTGAAGCGTATGCTAAAATGCATGAAGGTGTTGAAGATGTGACTTGTGTCAATGGTGATCGATGGTCAGTGTGTATCGGACCCTCTGAGAATGGAATGGAACAGGTTTCATTCGTGAATGGACTCTGTACCAATAAGGGTGGAACCCATGTCGACCACGCGGCGAACCTTATCGCTAATGGTATCATCGATGAAATGGCGAAGAAAATTAAACTCAAACCTCAACAGGTGAAGAATGCGTTCAATATATTTGTTAAGGCAACCCTCGAGAACCCAACTTTCTCTAGTCAAGTGAAGTCTGAGTGTACCTCAAAGGTTCAAAGTTTCGGGAGTAAGTTTGAAGCACCTAAAAGTTTTATCAAGAATGTTCTCAAGACGGGAATTGCAGAGGAACTCTTGGCACTCTCACGATTTAAGGAGATGAAGGAACTTCAAAAGTCCGATGGAGCACGTAAATCTAAGATTACTGGTATACCCAAATTGGATGACGCGAACAAGGCTGGGACAGCGCACTCTAAGGATTGTACCCTCATCGTAACGGAGGGTGATTCAGCGAAGACTTTGGCGGTCGCAGGTCTCTCCGTTGTGGGTCGTGACAACTATGGTGTGTTCCCACTTCGTGGTAAGTGTAAGAATGTTAGAGATGTTTCTGTCTCGCAACTCACATCAAACCAAGAGTTCAATGATCTCAAGAAGATTCTAGGACTCCAACAAGGTAAGGAATATAAGACTGTATCTGATCTTCGCTATGGACGCTTAATGATCATGACAGATGCCGATAATGATGGGTCCCATATTAAGGGTCTCATCCTCAATATGATTCATTATTTCTGGCCCAGTCTTTTGAAACTCGGATTTGTTGTGAGTATGGTGACTCCTATTATCAAAGTGAGTAAGGGTTCCCAAAGTAAGTCCTTCTACACAGACTCTGCGTTTAGGACGTGGTATGGTGACGGGAAACAAGGGTGGAAAGTCAAGTATTATAAGGGTTTGGGTACTTCTACATCAGCGGAGGCCCGTGAGTACTTCAAGAAAATTCAAGAATTGACTGTGAAATTTGACACAGATAAGATGACAGATGAATCCATCATTCTCGCATTTGATAAAAAGAAGGCAGATGCTAGAAAAGTTTGGCTTCTTGAGAATACAGCAAAAGACGCCAACCAACTTGAAGTTCCATATGGAAGTGTAAAACAATTGGATATCTCCGATTTTGTACACAAAGACCTTGTGAATTTCAGTCTTGCAGATCTAAAGCGTTCCATCGCGCATATGGCTGATGGTCTCAAACCATCACAGCGTAAGGTTATGTTTGCATGCTTCAAGAAGAATCTGAAGGATGAGATGAAGGTTGCACAATTGGCTGCATTTGTAGCTGAGAAGAGTGCTTACCATCATGGTGAAGTGTCTCTCGCAGATACAATTGTGAAGCTGGCCAATGATTACACTGGGTCTAATAATATCAATCTTTTGGAGCCTTGTGGCCAATTTGGTACGAGACTTATGGGTGGGAAGGATGCGTCACAAACGAGATACATCTTCACGAAGCTTACAAAGGATGCGAGGAAGATATTTGATCCAAGAGACGACGCTGTTCTCCATTATCTCGATGATGATGGCCGCTCAATCGAACCAGACTTCTACATGCCCACTATACCAATGGTTTTGGTCAATGGAACAGAAGGTATTGGTACAGGATTCAGTTGCTATGTACCTCCATTCAATCCAGAAGATATCAAGGAAAATATTAAGAGATATCTCAATGGGGAACCAATCGTGAGTATGCGACCTTGGTTCAGGGGTTTCAAAGGAGTTGTCCACAAAGAGGAGGATACATGGATGATGGAAGGTGTTTGGAATTGGTCCGGGAGTAACATTGTAGTGACTGAACTCCCACCTGGCCGCTGGACACAGGATTATAAGGAGTACCTCGACACACTCACAGAGAAGAAATTGATCGGGGGGTACACTAACAACTCAACGACTGAAGATGTTCACTTCGAAATTACAGAGTACGCGGGTAAGGATCTTCTCAAGGATCTCAAATTGAGGAAGACTTTCCGCGTCTCCAATATGCACCTCTTCCACCCCACGAAAGGTATTCACAAGTATGCGAGTCCCGAAGAGATTCTCCAAGACTTTATGGAACTCAGACTCGAACATTACAAGAAGCGGAAGGCACATCTCATTGATGTCCTCGAGAAGCGGGCAGATATGTGCGACCACAAGTCAAAGTTTGTATCGATGGTGATCGAGGGGAAGTTAGTGGTGTTCAAAAGGAAGAAGGCGGAACTCGAGACTGAGATGTCCTCAATCTTTCCCAATATTGATGGGAACTTGGACTACCTCCTCAATACGAGAACGGTCGAATACACTGAGGAGCGAGTCAAAGCCCTACTAGATGAAGCGAAACAAGCGAAAGAGGATCTGGAAAAGATGTTGAAGACCAGTCACATTACGATGTGGAAGAATGATATTAAAAATATGTGAGCAATAGATAAGTATGGGTGAGGCTGCTAACATTGCGCTCAATGCTATTGGAATGCAGGATACACACCTCCTTTCCAAAGACCCCAAAGATTCTTTATTTAATTCTTCATATAAACAAAATTCGGAATTTAGAAAATATCATCGCACTCGTACGGTTGATAATCTGCAAAGAAATGAATGGTGGCCATTCGGACACACAGTCAAGGTTGATTTCAGTCCTAGAAATATGGGTGATCTTCTTACAAATATATGGGTAAAAATCGCATTACCAGAATGGACTGCAAGTGAAAAGCCTGACTGGTTCTATGGTGATTTTGTGGGGAGAAGACTTATAAAAAATATAAAAATGAGTGTGGATGAAACTACTTTACAAGAACTAAATTCTGATATGTTCGTAATTTTTGATCAATTATATAAAAGTTATGATCAAAAACTTTCATTAAATGCACAGTTTAACCTAAATAGATATTCAAATAAATTTTCACACGTACCCGAACTTGATTTAGATGCACAAAATAATTTATTTATTCATATACCATTGTTTTTTGCACAAAATTATGGTGGAGATGCATATCCAGAAAATAAACAAAATAGACCTTCATTTCCATTGTGTAGTATTCACAAACAAAAAATCCAATTTGAGATTGAATTTCATAAACCCAGTTATTTTATATATTCCACTCTTACGTCTCGAGTATTACCCTCGAAATTAATTGATAATTTTAAAATTGTTACAGAAGAAATCACGTTGAACAATGAAGAACGACTTTACTATAAAAATAATCCCATAACTATACCTATAGAATTTATAAAGAAACACACTTCTAGGGATATACATTTAAAAAATGACCGAACATTTAGTATAAATTTAGAACCAACTATACCCGTAAAGATGTTTCATTGGTTTTTTAGATCAAAGTATTACGAGGATGAAGGGGATTATCATGAAATCAAGGTACAAAATCGAATGAATTTCAAAGGTGCTCGTTTTAGATTTAGTAACCCCCTAACTCTTCTGGGAAGCGCTTCATTTACATTAAATGGTGAAATATTCCCAAGAGTCACAAAATTGGATGCGGGATATTTTAAGCGCTATATACCTTATACATCAAAAATGTCAGAATCCGGTTTAATTCCTAGTAAATTGGCAGATTTTTCACATTATGATCTCACAGAGGCGAAAGTACATTCAAGTTTAGCTTATGGTGATATATATTCTTATAATTTTGCTCTTTATCCAAAAAGTACACAGCCTTCAGGGTTTCTAGATTTTTCACAACTTAATTCTGATAAAACACAATTACATATAGAACTCTCAAATTTATCTAAGGATACAGAGATCCATTACGTCGAGGATAATCATAAGTATCTATTTGGGATACCTTCGGGTGGTAGTTCCCATTTACCGGTCTCAGAGCGATTTTCACTTGAAAAATTCACAATGTATCTATATTATACCGGGTACAATATGTTAAACTTTGAAAATGGATTTGTATCTTTTACGAGTTAAAAAAATAATTGTATAAATTAAGTATGTCAGGTAGACTCCAATTAGCTGGTAGAGGCTTACAAAATGAATGGATTAATGGAACTCCCACACAATCTCATTTTTTATTCACTTTAAAAAAACATACAAAGTTTGCTTTTGATACACTCGAAATTCCGGTTACTGGTGCAGATTACGGTAAAGAATCTATTTGTTTCATACCTCTTGATGCAGGTGACCTCATTACGGGAATGACACTTAGATATAATCTAACTTTCACAAGTAGGACTTACCGAGACGGTTTACGCGCCGCAAATGTTTCACGTTATCCAGCTGTTCATTTGATTGATCACGTCGATTTGTATATCGGTGGTATGCAAATACAGAGATTAACTTCTCAGTGGCTTGAACTCTATAATAAAATTACATATGAACGATCTTTATATGAAGCGAATAAAGAATCAGCTAATTTTGTGAGAGGTGAGATAATATTAGGTTACCCAGATGAGCCTGTACCACCGGTATTTATAGATTTACCTTTCTATTTTCATGATAATTTGAAATCATCGTTACTTACATGTAAACTCCAAAAACAGAACTGTTATATCAAAATAAAGTTCAAGCCCTTGGCCAATATATTGACTAACAATTTTAGTTCTCTTTCGAGCGCTTTGGGGCTAGGTTTTGATAGCCCACGAAATGAAATGGTAGGTCTTATGAATGAAAATATAAAGATGGGTAGTGTATCTATATTAACTAAATACGCATACTTGAATAGAGAAGAGGTAAATTACTTAAAAAATCGGCCTATTGAACAGGTTATTACTCAACTACAGTTGAAACGCTTTGATGTTTCAAGTGGAGAAACGAGGAGAGTCCAACTCAATTTTAAACACCCAGTTAAAACACTGTATTTTTTTATAGGTTCTAAAAATCGAATTACCAAAGACATTAATTATATGGACAATATAAAATTTACAAGCGCTAAACTTTTATTCAATAATCAACTTGTGTTCGATGACGGTCCCGAAAAACTTATATATTACAACTCAAAGACAAATACATATTCGGGAATGTATATCGGTGTTGCTGGAAACAATTCAACTATTAACGAGAAAATGGAGGTAGGTAGTTATTCATTCGCAATGTATCCCTTAAAGAAAGAACCAACTGGGCATGTTAACTTTAGTCGTATCATTAACCAAGAGTTTGAAATAAAGATACCCGAAACTGAAGACATGGGGGGTACGAAATATATTGACCAAATAAATGAATGTCAGATATACGCCGAGAGCTATAATATTTTACATTACTCAAGTGGGTTAGTTGGCTTAAAATTTTAATGTACAACTATTCTAATGGCTGGTAAAGTTCAAATTGCTACGAGTGGATTTTTAACGGAGCAATTAACCAGTGAACCAGATTTTACATTTTTTAATAATATATTTTCGAGACATACACATTTTGCGAAAGAAACGATTAGTATAAGTCCAGATAATGAAAAGGATGTACAAACTGGTGATAATGTAGAATTTTCTATACCAGCTAATAGTGGTGATATAATAAATGGTATGTCAATCAGTTTTAGTATCCCTGAAAATATAAATATACTTAATGATGATAGTGCAGCAGTATATGTAGTGGACCAATTTGGTGTAAGTCTATTTGAGTATATTGAACTTTATTTAGGTGATCAGTTAATCAGTCGAATCACATCAGATGATATAAATATTTATAATACTACACAGTCACCTTCTACATACAATAATACAAATGGGTTTATACATGGGTTACGCTTTAATCCCACTAAATATAATGCTAGTTTTGATACTAGATATACACCACGATTTCATTACGCTACGCATAAGGTTAATGGACAATTTCATCGTCTATTAGAAACGAATTATGTAAGTGGTCTCACGAATCGCGCGATTTTTAAATTCATGATAGATCTCCCATTTTATTTTCAAGGTCGTCCAAAATATGGGTTTCCTTTATGTTCTATACAATCTCAGGAACTCAAAATAAATGTGAAACTTCGAAGTGGTAGAGAGGTCCTTTTTCCAGTGAATAATACAAGTTTTGACACGTCGATACCGTCATCAGAATGGGATTACACCAATGATCATAAAAGTATTGATTTTCAACTTTCAGATTTCAAACTTAATATGGATGTTATACATTTAGATAAACGTGAACGGAAAAAAATGAAATCTGGGTGTAAAAATCTTTTGATTGAACAAATTCAACGTAACACATTTACTATGGAACGTGGGATAAAAAGTCAAAGTTATCGCTTAGATTTAAAAAATTGTGTCAAAGAACTCTATTTTATAGCTAAAAAAAAGTATCACACATTTACCACTGAAGAAATTAATACTTTAAATGCGTTATCTAATGCGAGTAAACCTGATTCCCCATTCACAAATAATCCTACCGCAGTATTCCAAAAACCTGTTCCATGTATATACATGCGTCAGAAACATGTAACCTTAACTTGTGATGGATTACCAATTTTGGATGATACAACAGGTTCACACCAATTTTTGTCTGTATGTATACCCAATGTTTACCACACACAAACACCATATGAATCTAATTTAACTATGTACAGTTTCGCGTTACAGCCAGATAATATAGAACCATCTGGAGACTTAAATTTTAGTATGATCAAAGACGCTACCATACAAATGACATTGTCCAGTGATGGTTCATATGCCAATACTACACCCTCGAGTAGCACAGCTCCATATATCGTTCACGTAGAAAAGGAAGTAATCATAATCGCTAAAAGTTATAACATTCTCCGTATTAAGGAGGGTATAGGGGAAATACTCTTTTAATTTCTCGATAGTGCCGGGTAGTGTGGAACTATGGGGAATTATTTATTAAAAAGTGATGTCTTATTGTCTTTGATGTAATCTATTATATTATTCTTGATACACCATTTGATGAAATTCAACTGTGCTAGAGTTGTATGAATTTCATGAGATGTACCTGGAACTGTATATGGAAACTTTTGAGATCTACAAAATGGATCAAATAATTTTTTACTGTATCCATCGAGACTCGATTTATATGCATAATGTACGGTAAAGATCTTACCGTCAGTGGTTTTATAGGATGTGTGATTTTTCTTGGCGTAATTTGTAATAAACCATTCGAGGTTTCTCAAGGAAATACCACTGGTCTTGTCTAGTATATTCAATAATTTGGATCGATTCAATTCTTCGCTGTAAAAATGGTTTATTGATGTTAGTAGAATATCTGTTTTACTCATTACTAATAATAGAATCCAAATCTATAAGTCCCTTCGATGATGCAGACTTTTCACAACCTGGACAACCAATCACATTCCTGAGACCTGGACCATGTGTGTGACCATGAAATGATTCATGAAATCTCTGTTTAACCTTTTCACCTTGTTTTTGATGTTTACCACAGTAACCACTGTTACCAGCTTTGAAAGTGCATCTAGTTCCATCGGGTTTCGTACCCATACATGTAGATGTAGCAGACACGCGAGGAACGTGCTTCAAAAGTTGTAGTAAAGGAATTTGATATTTATTTGATATCGTCTCTGCAAATGCAGTTATTGTGAGATCTATGCGTAGTTTAATCTCTTCCTCTAGTATATCGTTAATCTTTTCATTGAAACTCATTACTTATCTAGTTCTAGTTCGTATTTTTTAAATATGTCTTCAACACTTTCTTCTCGTTGAATACGTGCATTTTTTATCCGGTCTTTTAGTTCCGCGTTTTTACCTTCAAAGTCGAGTCCGAGTCGCTTACATTCTTCCACTAGATCCGATTTCTTCATAGTACTAATGGCGGGCTCTCGTTTCTTTGGTGGTGGTTTACACTGACTAATAAGTTCACCAAAAATTTCTTCTTTTGTATTTTCGAACAGTGGATCAAGTAAATCACATACGGGATTCAGAAATTTATTTATGAAGTAATATTTATAATCTACTGGAATGTTGTTTTCCTTCACATACACCGGATCTTCAGACTTTTCAAATGCCCTCGCTTTAGGATCTCCGGTATTTGTAAGAAGATATGGTACACGATCACCTGATTGTGGCTCTGAACCAGGTTTTCGCTCTCTCATCTTATTCACGACTTGTACATGTGCTTGATTAATGTTACAACTTTCGGGACTCTTTATTGAGACACTGTTTCCATTAACTTTGTAACTATCCGAGAGACCCTGACTCAAAATCAGTTTTTCGTGTGGAATATCACCCGATAGAAGTTCGATTGCCCGTTCTTTAGCAAGTTCCTTTGGTGGACCAGTATCACTGGATGTAAGAACGACATCGAGGAGTTCTTTACACACCTCCCGAACATGGGGTGTATTATCTCGTCGAACAATTTGAAGACCCTTAATATCTATATAATCCATGTGCATCTGGTCATCTTTCCCCTTTGTCCAAAGTTTAGCTGCGTATCGTTTCTTTGAATATAGGAAATATGGCCAATACACTTTCTCGAGCTCCAAGTTATTTGGCTTCTTAAACAGTGCGCTACACTCTTTAGCAGCTTGTTCACCAATTTCCCAACTATACTTTACAGCTTCTTCACCGGTGCGATCTCCCACATTAAACTCAACCATTACGGAATCTGTGTCCCCATACCGAACTTTAGAACCAGGAAAGTTTTCTTCTACATAATTCTTTGTCTCTTCAATCATTGCACGACCCCTATATGTGGTTGTAGATGCAATTGGTACACATGGGAGAATCCCCCTACCTGCACCGGTAAAACCATACACCGAGTTCATTGAGACCTTGTACGCCAATTGTTTACCATTGTAAACCTCTTTCATGTACCCAGTTGCATTTGCCATATCTTTTTTTGCCTTTTTACGAAACTGTTTAAGTTCAAAAAGGATCGCTGGTAAAAGACTAGGAATATCTTGTGCAAATTTATACGTTTTATCCCCAATTTTAAACGTTTCATATTCAATACCGGGCACGTTACCATATTCTTTATCATTCATCACATATGAAGAATAACATAAATTATCTGCCATCATGATCGATGGATATAGCGCTTCAAAATCGAGTGCTGTAATCGGTGTATAATAGGCACCTTTCTGTGCGTCGAGTACAGTAGCACCTTCATATTGCTCTTCTGGTAGCTGACCATACCGAATTGTTGGAATCATAAATCCCAATTCGCGAGCCTTTTTGGATAATTGACTAAAAACTTTGATTTGTTGGCCACGTTCGACGAGGAAACATAATGGTACCCACGTAGCTTTAGCCATCTCAACCAGATTGAGTAGGATACACATCTTCTTCATGAGTTTATGTGGAAGTAACGTATCCTTGATACAATATTCAGCAACTTCTCTGAGTTTTACAGGATCACCTTCGACATAGCGTGCAAACATCTCTCTAGGTGACATATCAATCTTCTGGTCACCTAAATACAATTTTGAAACATTATTCAAACTGTACGAGTCTAGTTTATATCCTTTCTTTACTTCATGAAACATATCGAATATGAATCGCCCAGACATAGGAAGAAGTTTTAGGACATTATCCCCTAAAGCACTTGAACTCAACTTTTTAATGGAAATTTCACATTCCTGACTTTTCAATTTACCGAGTCTGAAAAATTCTGGATCACAACCAGTCATGAATGCTCGCGTGTATATGTAATTAAGATCGAACCCGAATATATTCCACCCGGTCATAATATCTACATCTTTGTCGTGTATGTATTTTTGAAATGCTTCAAGCATTTCTCGTTCTGTATCAAAACTGATAATATTCGATCCTTCTAGTTTAGAATCTGTATTTTTGTAACATAAACATGTCTTGTCATATGGTTCATCATTTCCAAATGTACACAGGGAAATGGCAATTTGAAAACAGGCGTCGTCTCGCACGTTAGGATCTGGGAATTTACCAGTAGAACTATTACATTCTATATCAAATGATGCAACAACAAATGGTGCAATATCATCACGTTCGAGAGGCTTGAGTGTCCTCCAATCATTGCAAAATAAATCAATATTGACTTTCGCCAAATGTGTACGGACACAGCTGTCACCAACATCAAGCCAGCCAGTCGATTGAATACCAGTTCGATGCATCAAACGAAGTACTGGATCAATATTCGATTCAAATACCTTGAACTTTTCCATACCGTAAGACATCTGAACAGGAGTTCTCAATATATAATCAAGGCGGCGTCTACTTTTCAGATTTTTGAAGTCAAGTTTCATGTAGGAAAATTCTTTGTTATTCTGAAATCCCCATACATCTTTCGATTTCATAATCGAATATGTCACAAGACAATCAGGTGACTTTTTGTCAAGAACCCTGTAAATCTCTTGTATAGTTTGTTGTGTAACACGTTCAGGAAGTTTGATAAAAAAGTAAGGTGTAAATTTAGTGGTTACACATATAGATTTTCCATCTTCAGTCTTACCAAAAATGCTCACTAAATGTTCGTCATCCGTATCGATTGGTTCCCACGTGAGTGCCTGAAACTTGACACCCATATCTCTTATGTATACATTGAGCTAAAATTTTAATATCATTTACTAATAAATGTCAGCTGCTTTAATCGACCTCGTATCGGTTGGTGCCCAGGATGTATACATCACGGGTCAGCCTGAAGTAAGTTTTTTCCGTCAAAATTATAAGAGATACACTAACTTCTCTATTAAGCCAGAAAGGCTTGATTACATCGGCACTTTTGGTAGTGGAAATGAAGTGACCATACCAATTAAATCTAAAGGTGATCTATTGAGTTATGTGTGGATAGAAGCCGAAAACATCGGTGGTGTTGGTGCTAGCAACACAGGTTTTTTCGATAAGGATGAATCTACTACCACTGAATTCCAACTTTGGATCGGGGGTCAGAAGGTTTCCCAAATTGATTCATTGTATATACAGGGTGTCCACAACCTCTTGTATAAGGACACTCAAGCTAAGGCTTCATGTGCGGTGACTTTGGATGAAGTTCCCCAAAATGCAATGGGTTCGTCTACCGCCGCCAATCACTATATTCTCCCCTTCTTCTTCAGTGATGATTGGACAAAATCCCTTCCTTTAGTGGGTCTCCAATATCACGATGTCGAAATCAGGGTGAAGTGCAGAGGTGGTACATTCGCCCCCAACAGTGTAAAGGTTTTCGGTACGTATGTCTATCTCGATACCGATGAGCGCAAATTCTTTTCTGAATCTGAACATGAAATTCTGTTCACCCAAACACAACATCAACTCATGAGTGCTAGTGATACTGAAGTTGATTTAACCTACTTTAACCACCCCGTTAAAGCCGTACACGTCGTTTCTTCCGAAGCCGACAACAATAAATGGTCCACCAATTGGACTTTTGATACCGCTACTATGTATATTAACGGTACACCCTTATTCGAAAATATGTCTGCGACGTACCATCATAACGTCGTACCCGAAATGCACTGCTCTATCCTTCCTCAGGACGCTTTAAGTACTGTGTCGACTTTCACATGGCCTTTCTGTATAACAATGAACAAGTCACAACCAACTGGTACACTGAACTTCTCACGTATAGATAATGCCAAGTTGTCTCTCAATGGTGGTACACGTGAAGGAAATATGGTCCGAGCGTATGCTGTCAACTATAACATTCTTCGCATCAAGAATGGTATGGGAGGGGTAGCTTTCGGAAACTAAATACTTAAGTCACTATTATCATATGAAAAAAATATAAAAATGGTTAAATCTTCCTCACGACCCCATAAAACGTCCAAGTTCGTAATAGATCTTGGTCCCGAAATTGACAAGGTCGTCAAGAAGAAAATTCAGAAGCGTGACGAGAAGATCAAGAAACAGAAATGTATTATTTTAGCACTCGAGAGCCAAATTACCACATTATCAAATGATCCGAAAATTAAAAAACAAAAAGTGATCATAATTGATTTGGAAACCAAGCTTCTGAATGCTGAAAAGCGTGTGACAGATGCTGAAAATGAGACGCGAATGTATAAAGTGCGCCGCGTAACTATTTCAAATAAGACAGTTGATCACGCTTTTAAAAATTTGCATGATGGCAGATCACTTTCGAGAATGAAAGCGAATACGATCTTATTGATTCAACAATCAGGTCGATGGGAGGAGGCTCGTCAAATAAGTGCACGGATGAAGTTATGTTAGGATAGTTTAATACCAAGAACTTTTCTCAATTTTTGGAGAACGAATGGATCTGGTATAGACCTACCAGACTCGTACGCGTTAATGATACTCGTAGTAACCCCGATTGCGACTGCTAAATCTCTTTGTGTCTCGAAACCTTTAGCAATACGCCCCTGTTGAATCATCTTTGACATAGAAAATGAGACTGTTTCATGTGTACCCAGCTCGCTCATTGTAATTCTAATACCCGCTTTGTTTTTAAGACTCTTTCTAGTCGTTCTTTTTCTCGTCTCATGAAAATTGTAAATTCCATTACTTCCCCAGTAAGTTTGACTTTCCCAGCTTGTCGTACCCATACAGTCTGTTCCACACGAACCATGTCAATACAGGACATTTTGGTATTTGGTGCATTACTGTGATGTATAGTGACAACCATCGCATCCCGTTTCGTTTCTCGTGAAAGTTCACCTTCATGACACACGACGACGTGTGCTCCCGAACACCCGGCTGCATGCATCCACCAATATTTTGGTGGACTCAAGAGAGTGAGTTCGTCATTTTCTTTCGCATTTTGACCAACTCGTATAATCGTACCATCTTGGGAGGTGTATTCAATCATATTCAAGTATATAGTCTTATTCTTATGTACCATTTTTAGAAATATCAAATTTGACACTTGCTACTTTTGATTCCGGTAGTTTATATTGCTCGAATACTAAACTAATACGTTTACCTTTACCACCTTTACAATGTATAGGTTCTACATGATGGATCGCATCTCCACGAAATACGAATTTTCTCCCTAATTTAGGTTTGTACTTTTTTACATCACTCTCATCTATACTACCGTATTCACCGAGACACAATCTACCACCTTTATATGATTCTGGTAATTGTATATAGATCACAGTAACACATACAGGTAAATAACTTCGTCGAAATAGCGTCTTGACCTGATCATCTAATGACATATCGTAATGATAAGGTATAGATTTTTCATTTCCTTTTGTCGAATGCTCTATAATCACGGGATTGAATATATAAGCATTTGTACCAGGTTCTTGTATTTGTTTGAACACTTCATGTATAGGTTGGAAAGTGTCTAAAAACTTTTTTTCATGTTGCGAAGAAAACGACACTACAAATCCCTTCGTTTTTCCAAATCCATTTAATGTAGATCTACCGACGAACTTATGTTTTGATATATAGTTTGCCAACTCTTTACAACGCTTGGGTATATAAAAATCATCCTGTAGTTGAATAATTGGGTATCCTGCAGCATGAGTCCGCTTAGAACAAATATGAATATCTATGTCATATATATAAGTATTTATGATATAGTACAGTAGAAACGTAATTAATATAACTGTCAAGATGTACATGTGTTATACAGGTATAAACTTATTATTGATATATAACATAAATGCACGTCGTATTACAACCCAGTCCTTCTATTACCCATAAATATAGAGTTACCTTACCAAATAAGAGAGCTATAGACTTTGGTCAAACAGGGGTTCAATATTTTCCAGACCATCGTAATCCCCGTCTTATGCGTGCACAACTTCTTAGGAAAGGGGCTATCATTCCTAAGGAGCTGCGAATAGAGAGAGATCAGTATGAGATACAAA